CGGTAGACCTCGATGAGTACCTGGCCGCCCGCGCCAGTGAGCTGGACCCTGCGCTTCAGAGCAGAGGCCCGGCGGCCGTGCTGGGCTCTGCGCGGCCCAATCTCATTCGCGACCGCGCGCGAAAGATGGCGGCCGAGGCCGAACTCGCCGAGATCGAGATCGACGTACGCCGCGGCCAGCTGATCGACCGCCAGGCCGCAGCGCGGGCGGTCGAAGACGCGTTCCGCCGCCTCCGCGATCGGATTCTCGCGGCCGCCAGAGACGTCGTGCCACACCTCGCGCGCATCACGGACGAGCGCGACATCGAGAGTAGGCTGCGCGTCGCCATCGGCGACGCGCTGGCAGCCATTCATGTGGAGTTCAGGGACGATGCAGCAGCCGGAGGACACGGCCCAAGACGCTGACGTCCTTCGCTTCATCTTCTTCTGCGCCGCGCGCGGCCTTGCGCCGCCGCCCATCCGCACGGTCTCGGAGTTCGCCGATGCCTGCCGCGTGCTTGGGCCGGAGGAAGGTCCCTACCCAGGCCCCTGGAGAACGGATCGTGTCCCGTACATGCGCGAACCGATGGATGCGTGCTCGCTAAGCCACCCGGCCACGCGCGTCACGTTCCTCGGTTCCGCCCAGACCGCCAAGACGCAGCTGGAAATCAACGCGCTCTGCCAGTACGCCGTCGAGACGCCCGCACCGATCCTGGTGGTGGTGCCATCGCTGGACGAGGCGCGAACCTGGAACAAGGACAAGCTCCAGCCGGCGATCGACAACAGCCCGGCCGTCCGCGCCGCGGTGTTCGACATCACCAGCCGTGACGAGAGCGGATCGACGACTCTCCGGAAGGTCTTCCCGGGCGGCAACATCGAGATCGTCGGGGCCAATAGCTCGAAGGGGGTCCAGAGCCGCACCAAGCGCGTCGTCATCCTCGACGAGGTGAGCGAGTTTCCGCAGGACGTCGACGGCAGAGGCGACCCGGTGGACATGGCCGAGGCCCGCACGCTCGCGTACCGCGCGTGTCGCGAGCACAAGATCATCGCCGTCTCTACGCCGAAACTCAAAGGATCCTGCAGGATCACACGCCGCTACGAGGAGGGCTCGCAGGCCACCTATCACGTTCCGTGCCCGCACTGCGGCGAGAAGCAGCCGCTCGTGTTCGACAACCTGCGATGGACGGAGGGCAAGCCGGAGACCGCTCGCTACGTCTGCGCCGCCTGTGGGTCGCTCATCGAGCACGCGGACAAGCGGCGGATGCTCGCCGCCGGCGAGTGGGTGCACGCGGTGCCGGAGCGCCGGCTCGATCACCCATCCTACAGGATCAGCGCGCTCTACTCGCCGTTCGTCACGTGGGCCGACATGGTCCGCGAATACGAGCGCCTTCGGAACGATCCGGTCGGGCTGAAGACGTGGGACACCCAGTGGCTCGGCGTCGCGCACGAAGAGCGCTTCGACTTGCCGTCACACGTGATGCTCTGGCAGCGGCGCGAGCGCCTGCCGCCGCGTCGCATCCCGCCAGGCTACCTGTTGCTGACCGGCGCGACCGATGTGCAGGGCGACCGCCTGGAATGGGCGGTCTACGCATGGGACCGCCACGGCGGCGGGGTCTGGATCGACGGCGGAATGCTCGAGGGCGATCCGTCCTACGATCAGGTGTGGCACGCCCATGACGCGCTGCTCGCGAAGCGGTACACCGACGCGTGGGGCCGCGACTGGCCGGTGCGGTCCTGGGGCATCGATGCAGGATACCTGCCGCAGCGCGTCTACCTATACGCCCGCCGGCACGCGCACCGCGCCGATCCGTTCGTGCTCGCCCTCGACGGCCGCCCGCGCTGGGGCCTGCCGCCGATTGGCCAGCACCGGGCGATCGACGTCGACTATCAGGGGCGGAAAATCGGCTCTGTCCTGCTGTATCCGGTTGGCACCTGGGACCTGAAATCCGAAATCACGGCGGCGCTGCGGCTGACCGAGATCGGTCCGGACGCAACGGGCGCCTGGCCCAAGGGAGCGCTGCGCTTTCCCGAGCGCCTGGACGTCGCTTTCTTCGAGCAGATCACGGCCGAGGCGTGCCGCGAGCGACCGCTGCGCCAGGGCTACGTCGTGCGCGAATGGGTGAAGGTGCGGCCGCGCAACGAGCAGCTGGACCTCGCCGTCTACGCGCGCGCGCTGATGCACCGCGAGACCATCGGTTTCACCGAAGCGCACTGGGATGCGCTGGCTGCAGACCGCAGCGGCGATGCTGCCACCATGGTCGACCTGTTCGCGCCGCCGCTGGCCAGGCCTGCCGCGCCATCGCCACGCCCAGCGGCGCAGCAGCACCGGCCTGCGCCGCGCCGCCCTGCGCACGTGGCGCAGAACTGGATCGAGCCGCAGACCGACTGGCTCTAGGAGGCCCGGATGCCGTTCACGTCGGCTGATCTCGCCGCGCTCGATGCCTCGATCGCGAGCGGCGTGCAAGAGATCACGTTCAGCGACGGCCGCCGCGTGCGCTACGCGACGCTCGACGAGAAGCTACGCGCCCGCGCGGTGATCGTGGCCGAGCTGTCCGCCAATGCGTCCAACGATCGCACAGTCTGGGCGATGTTCACCCGTGACTGACAGCCTCCTCATGCGGGCGCTGACGCTGCTCGCGCCGAAACGCGCGGTGGCCTGGGCGGCCGCGCGCGCCACGCTTGCCGCCATGCGCGAGTACGATGCGGCGAAGCGCACGCATCGAAACAAGTCATGGATCGCGTCCGCCGGGTCTGCGGCCGACGCCACGGCCAACGACCTGCCGATGCTGCGCGCCCGCGCGCGTGACCTCGTCCGGAACAACCCGTATGCCGCCCGCGCGCTCGACGTGATCGTTGCGCATCAAGTTGGCTACGGCATGATGCCGCGCCCGCGCACCGGGGTGGACAGGCTCGACAGGCGCGTCCAGACACTCTGGGACGCATGGGCGGCCCGCTGCGACGCAAGCGGGCGGCTCGACTTCAATGCCGTGCTCGCGCTCGTCGCGCGAGGCCGCGCGGAGGCCGGAGAGGCGCTGATCCGCCTGCGCAACGGAAGCGACAACCGCGTGCCGCTTTGCCTCGAGCTGCTCGAGCCGGAGCAGCTCGACAGCGCACGATACGACGAGCGATTGCCGGACGGCGGGCGCATTCTCCAAGGCGTAGAACACGGGCCGGACGGCCGCGTCAGAGCATACTGGCTGCTTGAGGCGCATCCGAACGACATGCGCAGCATCAGCACCGCATCGAAGCGCGTCGATGCGGCCGATGTCCTGCATGTCTTCCGCCGTCTGCGCGCGGGCCAAGTGCGAGGCGTGCCGGACCTTGCGCCAGCGATGACACGGCTTCGCGATCTCGACGACTATCAGATCGCAGAGCTCGAGCGCGCCAAGGTGCAGGCGTGCTTTGCCGCCTTCGTCACCTCGCCAGGCTCGGCGATCGCGCCGCTCGCGGGGATCGCGGACGCCGAGACGGGCGAGCGCCGCAAGACGCTCGGGCCAGGCATCATCGAGCGGCTGATGCCGGGGGAGGACGTCAAGTTCGGCTCACCGGCCGGCAACGACGGGTACGCCGCGCACGTCCGCACCGTCCTGCACGCCGTCGCCGTCGGATCGGGCGTGACCTACCACCAGCTGACCGGCGATCTCGCCGACGCGAACTATTCGAGCCTGCGCGCCGGCAACATCGAGTTCAGGAGGCTCACGGAACAAGTGCAGTGGCTCGTGCTGGTGCCGCAGTTCTGTCAACCGGTCTGGGATGCGTTCATCGCAGCCGCCGTGCTCGCCGGGGAGCTCCCGCAGCGGCAGGCCGGCTATCCGGTCGAGTGGGAGCCGCCGGCGTTCGAGGCCGTCGATCCGCTGAAGGATGCGCAGGCCGTGCGCGAACGCCTGTCGCTGATGCTGACCTCGCCGCAGAAAGCGATCGCGGAACAGGGATACGATCCAGCAACAATCGTCGACGAGTGGAAGGCCTGGCAGGACAAGCTCGCCGCCGCCGGCGTGTCCATGCCGGTCGGCGCTGCGCCGGCGCCGGCCGAACCGTCACCAGTCCAGCCCTGAGGAGCAACACATGGACGAAACGACCGCAGCGCCAGAGAGGCGCGATGCGGCGATCGCGCGCGGGCTTCACGCGCGCCGCGCCGCCGCTTTCCGCCCCGACAGCTTCGATTCTGCGACCCGCTCGGTCGAGGTCGTGTTCACGACCGGGGCGGAGGTGACGCGCACGGACTGGTGGACCGGCGAGCGATGGGTCGAGGCGCTCGAGGTCAGCGCCGAGGCGATGGACCTCTCCCGCCTGAACGCCGGCGCGCCGGTGCTCAACACGCACGGCGCGGGCGACCTCGGCGACGTCATCGGAGTCGTCGAGCGCGCATGGATCGACAACGGCCGCGGCATCGCGCGCATCCGCTTCTCCGACCGCGAGGAGATCGCCGGCTTCGTGGCCGACGTCGCGGCCGGCGTGATCCGCAACGTCTCGGTCGGCTACGCCGTGCACCAGTGGCGCGAGGAGGAGATCGGCGGCCGCCGCCGCAAGACGGCGACGCGGTGGGAGCCCATGGAAATCTCGTTCGTTCCAGTTCCGGCCGACGCGCAGGCGCAGGTGCGCGCGATGCCGGCACATCGTTCTGCGCATCCGGCCAACCCGGCCTCAGAGAAGGAAAACGACATGACCGACCAGGTCACTGCTGCGCCGGCGCAGCCGGACGCCGACCGCATCCGCGCCGAGGCCCAGGCGGCCGAGCGCGCGCGCATCGCCGAGATCGGCGACATCGCCCGCCTGGCGGGGCTGGAGGGCGCCGAGCGCGACGCCTTCGTGTCCCGCCATACGGCCGACGGCACGACGCCGGACGCCGCCCGCCGCGCCGCGCTCGAGCTTGTCGCCGCGCGCCGCGGCACGCCATCGGCGCCGGCGCACGCCTCCATCCACGTCATCCGTGACGAGGGCGACACGCGCATGCGCGCGGTCGAGGGCGCGCTGATGGCGAGGCTCTCCAATAAGCCCTACGAGGGCCCGGCCGTCGACTATCGTTCCGCCAGCCTGATCGATCTCGCGCGCGCGACGATCGAGGTGCGCGGCGTCTCGACACGCGGCTGGTCGCGTTCCGAGATCGCGCGCGCGGCGCTTGGCCTGCCGACGGCGACGCGCGGGATGCAGACCTCCAGCGACTTCAGCGCGCTGCTGTCGAACGTGCAATCGAAGCGCATGCTGGCTCAGTACGACAAGCTGGAGCGGACCTTCCTCGCCTGGTGCGCCCGCCGTGCGCTCCCGGACTTCAAGCCCACGCAGATCGTCGAGCTCGGCGGTGCGCCGGAGCTCAAGGAGCTGGCCGAGGGAGGCAGCATCGAGATCGGCGTGATCCAGGACTCCGGCGAGACGTACAGGCTCGTGCGCTATGCGCGCAATCTTCCGCTCTCCTATGTGGCAATCGTGAACGACGACCTCGGCGGGTTCGACCGCCTGCCGCTGAACTTTGCCACCACGGCGGCAGTCCTTGAGAACAGGGAGACCTACGGAATCCTCAAGACGAACGCGAACATGAGCGACGGCGTTCCTCTGTTCCACGCGTCGCACGACAATACGTCGGCGCATGGGATGACGGTGGACGGCGTCAGCGCGCTGCGCACGCTCCTGGCGCGCAAGACCGACCTTAGTGGCCAGCCGATGATGGTCCAGCCGTCCGTGATCATCGTGCCGTGCGAGTTGCAGGGCACGGCGGAAGCGCTGTTCTCGCCCGCGGTGGTCCCCGCCGCCGCCTCGACCAACAACGTGAATCCCTGGCGGGGCACCTTCACGATCGTGTCGACCCAATTCCTGACCGACCCAAATGACTGGTTCATGACCGTCGCCGCTGGCACGGGCTACGAGGCAGTCGAAGTCGGCTACGAGGCCGGCAACGAGGCGCCGCAGCTGACGTCGTTCGTCGATCCAAACCGCGACGGCATCACCTACTCGCTGCGCCACTCGTTCGGCTGCAAGGCGGCGACCTGGCGAACCATCGCCCGCGCCACCGGCTGACCAGCCGCGCGGCAGCAACCGTAGGGGGCCGGCGCTCGCGTCGGCCCTTCTCCATCGCACAAGGAGGCCACCATGGCTAAGAACGTCGTCAATGCGGACGGGCTTGCCGTCCAGATCACCGCTCCCGCCAACTACACCAGCGGCCAGGCCGTCCTGCTCGGGGACCTGTTCGGTGTGGCGCTCAGCACTGTCACCGTGGGCGCGCAGGTCGCGCTCCAGGTGGAGGGCATCGTCCGGCTGCCGAAGGCCTCCGGCTCGATCGGCGCCGGCGTGCGCGTGTTCTGGGACGCCACGGCCGGCCGTGTCACCACGACCGCCACCGGCAACCGCTGCATTGGGTGGCATGCCTCCGGCTCGGCCAACGCCGGCGCCGACGGCAGCGACATCATCGTCAAGCTGGGCCAGCCGAACGCCGTCGGCGCCTGAGTCGAGAGCCGCCGCCGGCGGCGCCGGCGGCGGTCTGAGGTGCGCCATGCCAGACGTCCCCTTTTCCCGCCGGCCTCCGCCTGGGCTCACGCTGCGGTGGCGCATCGCACAAGCGCGTGCCGCCCCCGTGCCGCCGCCGCCTTCCGGCCAGGCGATCACGACCGAGGCGGGCGACCCGCTGCTGACCGAGGCAGGCGAGCAGATCACGACGGAGTAGCGCAATGGCGAAGATCAGCGAGCTGCCCGCCGCCTCAAGCGCGGCCGATACCGACCAGCTGCCGGCAAACCAGGGCGGCGCGACCCGACGGGTCACGGTCGCGCAGGTGCGCGCGGGGCTGGCGAGCGCGTCCCACACCCACGCCATCGCCGATGTGACCAACCTCCAGGCGAGCCTCGACGCCAAGCAGCCGATCGACGGAGACCTCACGGCGCTGGCGAACAACTCCGCCAACGGCCTCTGGGCGCGCACCGGGGATGGCACGGGGGCGGCGCGCACCATCACCGCCGGCACCGGCATCTCTGTCACCAACGGCGACGGCGTGTCGGGCAACCCGAAAGTGGCGGTCTCCGGCCTCACGTCCGCCAACGTGACCGACTTCGCCGAGGCCGTCGACGACCGCGTCGCAGCGCTGCTCGTGGCCGGATCGAACGTCACGCTGACCTACAACGACGCGGCCAACACGCTGACGGTTGCGGCCACGGGCGGCGGCGGCGGCGCTGCGGCGCCGGTCATCGTCACTGCCTCGGCGAGCACGACGTATCAGGCAACCGGCCTGACCGGCGACCGGGTGATCAAGCTCACCGCCACCGGCAACGTGGCGATCAGCGCGCCCACCTTCACGGGGCTTGCGGCGAACAGCGTCTATCTCGTCCGCTACGAGATCACCGCCTCGGGCGGGGCGCGCACGCCGAGCTTCTCCGGCTACACCCTCTCCTTCGGCGTCGATCCGGCCCGGTCGATCGCCGACGGCTCGACCGTCGCCTTCGACACCGAGGCGCACACCGACGGGAGCGGCGCGGTCACTCTGCACCGCCTTGTCGGCGTGGCGGACGTGGGCGCGGAACCGGCCGCCACCCTCGCCACCGACGACCGCATTACCTTCTCCGACACCTCGGACGGCGGGCGTCCGAAATCGGCGCCGGTCTCGGAAATACGCGACCTGCCCGGCCGCGCCTTGGAGTTCACCGATCACGTCCCGATCACCGGCGACGGCACGTATGACATCGTCACCGACAACAGCATTGTCGGCACGATTACGGGCATCACGGCGCGCTGCTCGCCAGGCTCGTGCACTGCCAACTTCCAGATCGCCAACCACACCAGCGCCTCCGACCTGACGCCGACCGATGCGGCCTCGATCACCGGCCTCGGCGCGGTCGCGCTCACCACCGCGTGGGTGCGGGCGACGGCAAGCGGGGCGAACACGATGGGGAAGACTGGCACGGCAGGCCGCGTGCTGCGTGTGGTCGTCACCGGCTCCTCCGGCTCGCCGACGACACTTTCCGTCACCGTGAGGGGCACCACCTGATGCTGACGCGCTCGCCAACGGGCCTGCGCGTCAACGCGCTCGCCATCAAAACCATCAAGCGCTGGGAGCGGTTCAGGCCGCTCGCCTACCTCTGCCCGGCGAACGTGTGGACCATCGGCTACGGCCACACCAAGACGGCGCGCGAAGGCATGAGCGTGACACGGGCAGAGGCCGAGGCGCTTTTGCGCCAGGACCTTGACGAGATCGTCACCGCGCTCGCGGCGGCGATCCGCGTGCCATTGTCGGATGAGCAATCTGCCGCGCTCCTCTCCTGGGCCTATAACGTGGGCGTCGGCGCAGCCAAGAGCTCGACGCTGCTCAAGAAGCTGAATGCTGGCGACTACGCCGCTGTGCCCGGGGAGCTGATGCGCTGGGTGCACGCGGGCGGCAAGCTGCTCGACGGCCTCGTCAACCGCCGTGCGGCGGAAGCCGCGCTCTGGGCGAAAGGCTCGCGTGCGGCAGGCCGCGCAAGCGCGTCGCCGCCGCAGGCGAAAACAGTCGTGCGGGGCACTACCTGATGCTGACGCGCTCGTCACGCTCAGGCCGCCGCGCGGGCCGCATCGGAGGTGCGCCGCCTGCGGGAGAGGTTTCGCTCGGGCTGATCACGCTCACCAACAACGGCGCTTCTTCCATCGAACCGCGCGCGAGATGGGGCCAGGCCTGGACGCGCAACCGCTTCCCATCGACACATTACCTCCGCGTCCGGGTCGACGGCGGTGCTGACGTGGCCTTCGCCGCGATGGTCGGCCGCAACACCTACGCCAACGGCTCGTTCCGCTCGACGGCGGACGGCGGCATCGTCATCCACGACAGCACGCCGCTCGCAGCCGGGGCGTCGCGCACCTACGAGGTCTATGCCGTCGCCGGGTCGCAGAGCGTGAGCGGCTTCGATCCATGGGCGTGGATCGCTGCGCACGCCAACGACTTTACGGTGGAGATCACCTCGCGCTCGGGCTCGTCCACGGGCGCGATGGGCGATCTCACCTTCGGGCTGAAAGCTGCCATTGAAGAGGCCACGCG